CTTTTCAATATTTAGTAAACATTATAAAACCCCTGACTCAAAGAGTCAAGGGTATTTGTTTAAACTAGAACTTCTCTACAGATTCTTTTGCATACTGCTTGATCTTTATCACATTCAATTAGGCACTCATAGTACTCAGATAGAATCTCCATACTATGAGGATCTTCATATGATCCTGCCAATTGATTATAAGATACTAAATTGTGGTTAGTCATTTCAACCTCCATAAAATACTATTATAACATTATTTAGTCAGTAAACCAGGACAAACCCAATAATATTTTTACAAAAATTTATGCCTACGAGTTTATACTTACATCGTAATCTCCCAAGAATCATCAGTTGATCCCCAATCACGATACTTTTCTCTACCACCTCTTGCAGACCAATCACTATCAATTACCAAACGACTAGAGATTCCTCCTCTTGGATTACTCTTTAGAACCAAACGCAACCGATCAGGATTGTAGACCTCTATCAAGTCATTATACACAACATTGATAAGTCTTTCATATGAGACAACAATATTACGCAAGTGATATGCATATTGCTTTAGACTTTTAAGTTCTATTATTTTTTTACTAGGAAAAATAGTAATGTAAAGAACACCGAAGTCTGGTTGTTCGTTGACTCCTAAGAAAGTAAACTCTGGAACCTTAATCTTAATTTCATAAGGTTCCTTACTTGGATTTGGTATAGCTTTTAGAATGCTTTTATCAATAGAATCATACAATAACATTAGCAACTGCCTCATAATACGCACTTATAGTTATATCAAATATATTACAACTCATAGTTAATCTAGTTACATCACTTTTAAATGGATATACTGTATGTTTTAACTGAGCAGGGAATACAAATATATCACCAGTCTTAGGAACTACTTTATAACTTCCAGTATACATGTATCCAGAAGGACCGTCAACAAATTCTAGTTGACCTGCACATGGCATGTTACTTTTGTCTTTAAATTTTTCTGCTTCTGTAGCAATAACTTTTGGTACATCAATCATCACAACACAACTAAGTTGTCCACCATGCATATGCACAGGATTAAACTCATTCTTTCTTTGAAAATTAAACCAAGGACCGTCACCACAATTAAAAGATATTGATTTTAATTTATCACCCTTCCTATCATGACATGCTTGTACATAATTAAAAATATAAGGATAGATCCCATCCATAAATTTTTTAGGGTCTAACGCACCTTGCAATTGAGTTTCTATATTACCCGCTAAATCCCATCCAACATCTTCACCACCATGAAGAATCTGGATTGATTCTTCATTAAGAAATTTTAAAAAATCCTCTGATATTATTTCATGTAATATCAGAGGACCAAATGGTTTAAGAATTTTTGATTGACTCATAATCTGCTTGGAATAATTCTAATCCCTTATCAGTAAGGATATGATTATACATCTTCTCAAAGACTGTTGGTGGCATGGTAACAATATCTGCACCATATTCAAATGCTCTACCCACAGACCTTACATCTCTTACAGATGCTGCTAGAATTTTAGTCATTACCAGATGCTCCCTGAATACCTTAGCAATATCCTTAACTAAACAAAGACCACCAAATGAATTGTCATCTACTCTACCTACAAAGGGTGACACATAAGCAGCACCTGCCTTAGCAGCAAGGATTGCTTGTGACTGTGAGAAAATAAGAGTTACATTAACTCTGACACCGTTGTCAGATAGTTCTTTACAAGTTTTTAATCCTTCTGGTGTACATGGTACTTTAACAGTACACACATCTTTGTACTCAGCAGCAAGTCTCTTACCCTCAAAGGTCATATCTTCAACAACTTCCATGCTGATGTCTGGTATACCTGCTATTGATAACTCACGGTACACATCCTCTGGATCCTTTCCACCTTTCCTGATAAGAGTTGGGTTAGTAGTTACACCGTCAATCAATCCAGTCTCAAAATGCTTGAGGATGGTTGGGACATCTGCAGTGTCTAAAAAGATTTTCATTTTGAATTGAATAGTAAATTAAAAGCGACAGTTTTTCTGATGTTATCAGACTTATGAATAGATACCCCATGCATCATCCAAGATGGGAACAATAATACCTGACCTCTTTTACCTTCAATGAAATAATTATTTCTACCTAGACACAAATCTCTCCATTCTTTAGGAATTTCAGATTGATGTCTATGATGAAAGTAAAATTTAGAATCTCCTTCTTTCCAGTCAGTTAAGAAAACCACACCAGATAGATGCAAAGGAAGATGGTCATGAAGTTCTTGAAAGTATCCCTTTGAATAAGTATTCCTCCAAACTTCATGCAAACTAATATTTAAATTAGCATTTGCTTCTAGATCTTTAAAGAATAAATCCAACGAAGGAAAAAATACATCAAGATCTAAATCCAATCTTTCAGTGGTGACTGAACAGTTAAGAGTCCATTCAAAATACTGGTCTTTAGTAAGTGGTGCATTCTCTAAAGCATATAATAACTCCTCTTTATTAGGAGGATCTATTAATGAATGAAAAGAATGAACAAAAGTATTATGTATCATAATAATCCTTGCGGTAGTATCTACCTAGGATGTTACTATTATAATAGGCAGGTGTCCCATCAGTCAAGCTCTCTGTCAGGACATTGTTAAGAAACAACTGTCTAGTCTCTTCAAAGTTTACCTTACCTGCTGTGGGTTGGGTGGCAATGATCTCTCGCTTGAATATCGAGTTCCCAAGTAACTTTCTATCTCCTTTAAGTTCTTCAGAGCTTCCGTAGTATTTTTTCCAGTCACTCTCAGTCGTAACCCTTCTCTTACCACCTCTAGGTTTACGCTTTTGCCAAAAGTATTTGCGTCCAATGTATTGTTTGCCTGTCTGGAGATTAGTAATCCTGTAGACAAAACCGAACTGGTCGCCAATATCATCAGTAGTGAAAGGTTTACCCTCATATAACCAGGGGTTTTCATAAACTCCAACTTCAACCATTTCATAAATTTCAAATTAATTCTGGACTATTTAGAGCACTTTGCTTTCTTCTTTCTTGATTTAACTATGTCATGTAACTCTGCAACAATAGGTTTCTCTGAGTCTGCCTTGAATTTTTTGTCCTCACCTTCTTTCTTAACCTTCTTAGCAGCCTTCTCTGCTGTCATTATATTAGTTGCTCTTTCTCTTCTATCATCTTTGATTTTTACTATTGCTTTTTTCCTAGCATCCAATCTTGCTTTGTTTGCTTTCTCTGCCTGAGATTGAGCAGCACTTAATCCTGCTGATTTGTTACCAGTACTACCTGTTTTAGGTTTTGGTTTATATCCTGGTTGATTTAATGCATTAACACCATGACCAACAACACCAGCAGCAGACTTAGCAGCAAATCCTACTGCTTTACCAGCAGCTTTACCAACTGCTTTTACTGCACTACCAACACCTTCTCTCATTTCATCGGGTACATTGTCCTCACTACCAGAAACATACTTAGCATGTTCTCTTCTCTTTAACATTCTTCTTGCTTTTGCACCAGCATCCATTGCTTTCTGAGGTTTCTTTTCTACAGTCTTTTTCTTTCTGCCAATAGCAGTCAAGACACCTTCAGTCTTAAGTTTTTCTGATACTTTTTTGTCTTCTCTACGCTGTAATATAGCATCCAACTTTGCCATCTTTGCTTTAGCAGATGGTTTATCTCTCCTAGAAAGTTCCTCTTGAACTTTCTTTTTAGGTTTAGATGGTTTTTGTTGAGCTGCCATGAACTCTCTGAACTTTGCAGAATTTATTCCTGTATCAGGATCATCCATCCTCTTTTGTCTTGCACTTCTTGTATCTCTTTCAGGATTGCGTTGATAACCTTCAACCTTATATGCAGGAACCTTTGCACCTTTAACACCTCTTCTTTCCTTGTGCTCTTCTCTACGCTTATCAATAGTCTTACCTCTTTTATTTTCTGAATCAAACATTGCTGGTTCACCATGTCCTGGTCCAGACCTTCTATAGTTTCTTATAGATGCTTTACCATAATCCGAACGACCTTGATCTACCTTTGCTTCTACATTAAGAGTCTTAGGATAGTCCTTGTCACCTTTCTTTGCAGGTTTCTCTCCCCTCTTTCTTTTAGCATGAATGTTATCCCAAAGACCTTTCTTACCTTCATCCACTTCTTCTTCTTTAACACAATTGGGAACTGATTTTCCCCCTTTCATTTTAGTTCCCTTTGCCTTATAACCTTTCCAACATGAAGATGCTCCAACATTTTTACGAGCTTGTTTAAGACCTTCTACCATTTCACCTTCAAGTTCATAAGACGCAACAATGTCTTCACCAGCACCTTGCCTAACAGCTTGCACTTTCTTCTGCAAGACCTGCCTCTTAATCATCTTTAATCTTTTAGCCTTAGGATCTTCCTGTTCAGCTTCAGCTTGCTCTATAAAATTTTCAAATAGTCTAGACATGGTTATAGTTTATACTATATACCAGACTATTTATCTTGATACTTTTTATTAAATTCTTTGAAAGATGAAGAACAATCAGGTGGTTCAGGATCTTTATACCCCTTCATCTTCTTCCACTTGTTATGTAATGCACCCATCATCCATGATTGAGATAGACTCTTAGGTCCATTCTCAAGCAGATCTAACTCATATCTAGATGAGGTATACCCTCTGTATTCCTCTCTCCAATTGGAGTCGTCATAATCAATTGCCATAATGCATGTTCCTATCTTTGTTTGATTTGGATAATTTAGTTCCCCTTGTTCTCTTCTCTCCAGTTTGACCAGATCCTTGTGGATGTTTACCTGGTTT